CCGCCCGTCGCGGGCTCAGCGATCCACAGCACTGCGTCCAGTCCAAGCACCTGTGCCATCTCTGGCTCCTATTCCATGACGCGGAACGTCACCGTCAGCACCGACGTGAACTGCCGCATCTGTTCCAGTGTGTCCGTGGCGAGCACGGGTTCGTTTTCGATGAGCACCGCCCGAAGCGCTGGGCGGCGTTGGCCCTTCCACGTTTCCGCGTCAGGGAGTTGCGAGTACGAGAGCAGGTCGCGGATCTCCTCGACGAACGCCATCAGCCCGTCGATCTCGTCGTCGTACGGCTCCTCGCCAAGCCTTGCACAGACGACGATCCGCACCTGCGGCTCACGCTGCCAAAGGTCTCGAGCCAGCCTGGTCGTGACGTAACCGTCTCCAGCCGTGACGATCACCTTGACGGCGTCGCCAAGATCCGCCAGATCGAAACGCGGCAACCATTCACGCACCGAGTTGAACGGCTTGGATAGCGATGCAGACTTCAGCATCAGCAGGACTGCATCGGCACACTCGGCGACGGACAGGATCCGCGCGCCGAGCCTCGGCTCTGGTGCGGTGACGATCTGAGCCATCACACCGACTCCCGGCCCACCAGCTTGGTGTGCATGCGGAGCGAGGTGCGGTAGGAATCAGCCCAGTGGACAGCGGGAGTGCCTGCCGGAGCCATCACCACGTACTTGGCAGTCGCTCCCGAGTACGACTCGGAGATCGAGTCGCCCTCTTGCGGCATGACCGGCAGATCGGCCGGATCGATGGTGAAGTCGCGGGACTCCATCCGCTCGACCCGGCCGTCTGCCGAATCCACATCCCAAGTCGTCCTGCCGATGCGTGCCTTGATCGTGGCGGTCTGCGAGCCACGCGACCACGTGATCGTCGTGGCGATCGACAGCTTCTGCTGTCCAGCCAGCCAAGTTGCAGCATCGGCGAGGACGTTTGCCATCAGCGTCCGAGCTTCACCCGAACGGTGGTGGCAGCCTCAAGCGCGCCCGCGACCGCGTGGCCGCAGAGGACGTCGCCGGTGGTCTGCGTCTTGACGATCTGGCCGGGATCGGCATCCCAGTAGACCGCGTCGCCCGCGGTGATCGCCTCGGAGGTGGTCTTCGTCATGTCGAAGACGCCCTCGACCTGGATCGCACCAAGAGTGTTGGCGGCGATCGCGCGAGGCGCGACGCCGACGAGAGCACCCACCACGACGACGTCGCCAGCAGCGACGGCACCGCTCGGGGTGTGGTCGATGGTCATCCCATCGTGGACATACGTGGCCATAGTCAGTTCCTTTCGGTAAGCCCCGGCGGGCGGCCTGCCCGCCGGGGCGTGGTTCGTCAGTCAGTTCAGGCGGCGTTCTTGGCCTTGACGGCGGCGCGGTAGTCCTGCTTCTTGACGCCGAAGTCAAAGAACCCGCGCATCTCAATGCCAAGCGTGTTGAACGACGCGTCGGCCTGCTCCACGGTCGGGGTCTCGATCCCGTTGAGGAACGCGACCTCGATGACCGGCAGATCGGTGGGCGAAGCGAGGAGGTACCAGAAGTCGGTCGAGTACCCGCCGCCCATCGCGGAGTTGCTGAGGTACGGCGAGGTGACGACCTGGAACTTGCCGGTGTGCGGATTCGCGACGCCGTACTGCTTGCTGGCGGTGGTGTCGCGCATCTCCGTCGAAGCCATGATCTGCTGCGCGGTGGCGTAGTGCTTGGTCGGCACCAGCCAAACGGCCGGCATGATGGCGAGCGGGTTGCCGTCGGCGTCTACCTGATCGAGGAACGCCTGCTCGGCGGTGGTGAGGCCCGCGATCGAGACGGCGGACTCGGTCGCACCGTCGATGAAGTTCTTCTTGCTCTTGTTGGTGGGGAAGAAAGTCGTGTGGTCGGCAAGGAACTCGGTCCAGAACACCGAGTTCATCTTCAGCGCCGCGCCGCGACCGATCCGCTGCGGAACCGCAGACAGAGCGCCGAGGTCATCGTTGATGATGTCGGCCCTAGTGACGGAGAACATCTTGGCGTAGGTCTTGGCGGCGTTGGTGAACGAGTCCTCGCTCACGGTGCCGTGCGTGATCTCGCCCGCCGGGCCAACCTCGTCGAACGCGAATCCGCCGTTGAGCCGGTAGCTCGTCACGGTCTTGAAGTCGGAGACCGAGCGAGTCGAGCTGATCGCGCGCCACGACTGATCGACGGCGTTGTATCCGGCGAGCAGGAACTTGTTGGCGATGTTCGACATGATGCCGCTGAGCGACATCGTGCTGAACGCAGCCTGCAGCACGCCGCGGGTGTCGGCCTTGACGCTGCGGCCGTGGTAGCCGTTGCGCTCGGCGGCGAGCAGGAGCAGTTCCTGCAGGCCCATCTGCCGCATGCTGTCGGCGGCTTCGAGCGTTTCAGCCTTGTAGGCCTTCTCGACGTTCGGCAACTTGGCGCTGACGGCGACGGCAGCCTCGATGACCTTCTCGTCAGCGACGCCGCTGTTACGGACGATCGCCGCGGGGATCGCCTGTGCGCGCTCGGCCCGCAGGCACTCGAGCTCGCACTTGGTGACGTCCCAACCCTCGCTAATCGCACGGGCGGCGATCTCCTCGTTGCCCGCGGCGACCTTGCGGATCGACGCGATGCGTGAAGCCTCGGCCGCAGCCTCGGCACGGATGGCAGCGACGGCGTCCGCCGCGGCCTCGACCACCTTCGCCTGGGGGGCAGCGGTGGCCGCCACGTCGCCGGTCGGCTCGGTGGTCTTGCTCATGGGACACTCCTCCGCGGCATTGGCCGCGACTCGCGCCTCGGTGGCGTCGTCCGCCCCAAGCGCGACGAACGAAACCTCGCCAAGGACCGCCCTTCGCGAGACGTAAACGGGACCGTCGAACTCGCGGCCGTTCGCGGTGACGGTCTCGCCGTCACCGATGAACTCGATGCCGCCCGCGTCAGCGCCGATCGATGCCTGCCACGGAAACCCGTTGCGGCTGCTCTCGACGATCTCGCGGGCGACGCCGCCAGCGCCGCTAATCACGCCATCGACGACGAGATCGCCGCCCATGACGCGAATGCCGGTGGTGTGGCCGATGACGAGCGAGGCGCTGTGATCCTTGAGAATCGGCCTCGGCTTCGCCGTCCACTGCAGCCCGGCAAGATCGACAACGACCGGAGCGTCCCAGCCCCGCACCGTCATCGCGCCGCCGGTGTAGGCGACCATCGAGAACTTCGGCAGGCCCGCGGCAGTCTCGCCGTCGGGCGTCGCTTCAGCCTGCAGCCACTCGATCTGATCGCTGGTGATGGTCGCGAGCTTGCGACCCTTCAGGTGCTTCATTGCATGTCCTCGTCAACCTCGACGTCGTCGTCCTCGTCGTCCTCGACGTCCGGATCGGGCTCGCCCTCGTCGCCGAGCATGTCGAGCCCAAGTTCACGCGCGAGCGCGTACTCGCGAGCACGCTGCCGCAACTGCTCCTCCCAGTCCTTGCCCTGCGCCGCGTACTCGTCGGCAAGCGTCGTCAGCCCGGTTCCGAGTCGCACCTGCGCCGCCGTCGCCTCCTTGTTTGGATCGACATGCGGGTGGCCCGGCCACATCCACTCATGCATCCAGCGGCCAGTGCGAAGTCGCGGCGGGACCGCGTCCTCAAGCAGCACAGCCTCCGCACGCCACGCGGCTAGGATGCGATCGAGGATCGTGCGGGCGATGACGCTACGCTCGACGGAGATCGCCTTGAAATACACCTGATGATCTAGGCGTCCGCTCGCGTAGTTGTAGCCCGACGAGTTGCCCGCGGCGACGTTGAACGGCATCGACAGGCACCGCGCGATCTCGTTCAGGATCTCGCTCTTGAACTGCGCGTATGTGGTCGTCGGCTGCTCCGCACGCATCTGCTCCATGCGCCAGCCCATCGGCATCGTGAGCAGAGCCTGCCGCTCGAGGGCGACCGGATCCATCGGCTCCAGCGCCTCGGCCTCGCCGCCCGCGGGGGCGTCCGTGTACAGGATGCCCGCGAACGACGCGGCAGTCTCGGCAGCACCGAGGACTGCGAGCGTGTAGCGACGCAACTGCGCGAACAGCGGAAGGGCCGGCGTCAGCTCGGGGACGCCGCGGTGCTGGCCGGGCCGCTCGCTGCGGTAGTAGTGCAGCACGACGCCGGAGTTGAGCCTTCGGAACTTGCCGAGCCCACGCTTGAGGCCGTCGCGAGCGCCGGGGTGGATTTCCGCGATGGTGTAGGCGATCGGGTTGCCGGAGTCGTCGATGATGACGCCGTCGATGTTGGTGCTCGACTCGGTGACGGCGATGTCGCCGCCGAACGGAGCGTAGACCTGATCCGCCTCAATGAGTTGGATATCCAGCGAGATCCCCGTCGCCTCACGCACCCGCGGGTTGCTCGTGAGCACGGCGAACACCTCGCCGTCGCGGGCGCGGGCCATCCGCATCACCC